AGACGCGCAGTGCCGTCTTGCGTTGGATGTTGATGCTGGCACAGCGTTGTTGCCGACTGTAGAGGCTGGCGCAAAAGGCAGCATGATTGAACAGACGGTTGACGTTATCACGACCAAGTGGGCAGAAGGCGCGAACAACACGCAGCCAGTGTTTACCGCCGCTAACGGACTGCTGAAGCCGCTGATGAATGCTGGCGGCGGCATTAACTTTGAGGTGCGGCGGGTATGACAACTATTGCTTATCACCACGAGAGCCGCAGGATTGCCGTTGATGGCCGGGTGACTGCTGGCGATCTTATTGCGTCATCCGCTTTCGAGAAATGGCGCATAGTTGGTGAAGAAGTGTGGTTCCTTTCTGGCGCAGTCGCAGACTTTGACCGATTTATTGCCTATCACCAAAAGGAGATGTCAGGCTTCCCTGAGTACAGCATTAGCTGCTCTGCATTGGTGGCGTCTGGCGGGGCTTGCTATGAGGCTGGTGTAACCAAAGAGGGTGAGCCGTGGCGAAGCATCGCGCCTTATAGCATTGCCATGGGGTCAGGCAGGGACTTTGCAATTGGCGCAATGGATCATGGAAAGGATGCATATGGCGCAGTTTCCTATGCCTCTAATCGAGATACTGGCACTGGCGGCAAAATCACCGTATTCGACCTAGCCACTATGTCATTCGTCGGTGGCGATAATGTCTGACTTCTACAACGGCCTCCAATCAACCGCCACCCGCTTGCTGACTCAGTTCGGCAAGCCGTTGACGCTGCGAATTCAGACCGGCGCCGCATACGATCCTGATACACAAACCAACGTGCCGACATACGCCGACCACGCTGTCAGCGGCGTGATCGGAAACTATCAAGGCCGCGTCACCGAGTCCGGCACACTCGTCCAGACCGATGACAAGAAAATCCTCGTGTCAGTCGGAACCGCACCCGAGCCAACAGCAGGCGCGCAGATTATCGACGGCGCGACTGTGTATGTGGTGCAGACGGTTAAGGCGCTGAATCCTGCTGGGACTCCGTTGTTGTATGAGTTGCAGGGGCGGCGATGAGCTTCGCCAGCGACGTCGCCAAATACGCCAAGCTAGCAGGAGCCAGCGTTGACGAAACTGGGCGCGCGATTGTGCTGGAGTTGTTCGGCTCGGTTATCAAAGATACGCCTGTAGATACTGGGCGCGCTCGCGGTAACTGGCAGACAAGCATGGATAGCCCGGCGACTGGCGAGACAGACAGAAAAGGCGAAGGTCCGGCGCTGGCGGAGGTTAGCCAGCAGACGGCCTCGTTCGGCGCTGGGAAGGTAATTTATCTGACAAATAACCTGCCCTACATTTATCGCCTAGAGTTTCTTGGCTGGTCACAGCAATCACCTGACGGCATGGCGCGCAAGAACGTCGCACGCATTCAATCAATCGTTCGCAAGGCAGTCGCGGAGAATAAAGTCTAATGTCATTCAACAGCATCCCATCCGCACTAATCGCCCGCTACCGATCCGGCGCATTTTTCACCGATGCGCTCACGGCATATCCGAACGCCACGTTTACCAAGCCTGCGCCATCCGTTGCATGGGCGTCTGTATTCGTGATCCCTGCAACCACTGCGCCGCTATCAATCCGCGACTCTGACGAGATGGCCGGCGTGTTTCAGATTGATCTGAATTACCCGATCAACTCAGGCGCAGGCGCAATCCAGGCCAAGGCGGACGCAATCCGGGCGCACTTCAAGCGCGGGACTGTACTGTCTGGTGTTGAGCTTGGCGCGGTGTCAGTCGCTAACCTTGGGCCGGTAGATGGTTGGTATCGGGTGGCTGTATCTATTGCCTATCGGTCGTTTGTGGCGGTATAGTTGCGCCTGGTGAATTCGCAGGCTGATGCGCGGCGTTGCAGGCACATAAGCGCGGAGCCGGTGGGCGAAAGCTGGCCGGCTTGGTTGAACCTGACACTTCACACGCAAGCCGGAGATCAGCGCCGGCCACCATAAGCCACAGCTTAAAACACTGGGGCTTTTTCTTGCCTATCTTTTAGCTATGGCACGCATTTTGCTATCAGGTTAAACTGGCACAGCATATGCATGCACTCACTAGCGCTAGAGGATTCAATCATGTCTAACGGCATCACTCTCGCCGGGACCATCGTCAGCATCTCCGCTGGCGTACCGGCAACCTATACGTCCGCAGGTTTTGCGGCGCTCACGTTCACAGTCGTGGGCGAGGTCTCAAACCTTGGCGACACTGGCCGCACTTATGAGGATGTTTCTTATAACACCCTTGGTGAGCGCGGCACCGTTCACCTCAAGGGCACCTATGACGAGCCTGAAACAACCTTCGAAATGATCGCTGATCGCGCTGACGCCGGCCAGGTTCTGGTTAAGGCAGCATCGCAATCTGACGCCGATTATGCCTTCAAGGTTGCATATCAAAACGGTGACGTTGACTACTTCCAAGGGAAGGTATTCTCGTTCGTTACCGCTGGCGGCGAGGCAAACACCGTTCGCACCGTATCGGCAAACATCCGTATCGACCGTCAAGGCGTTGTCGAAGTTCTCGCCTAAACCATAAGCCCCCAGCAATGGGGGCTGCTTATTGGAGTTGGCGTCATGGATTTAAAGCAGCATATCGTCGCAGACTGGGCAACGCTAAAGATTGAAGATGCAGAGATCGACATTTACGGTCGGGATTCTGCAAAGTTCAAAGCCATGATTCATGAGTTCGAGCGAACCCGCGACAAAGACAAGCAAGACAGTATTGCTGATATCGAAAAGCGCGCATTTGATCGCACAGTTGCGATGACCAAAGAGATTCGCGGCATTGAGCTTGACGGAAAGGCGGTAACTGACGCTGCGCAGCTTTATAGCTTGGCTCCGGGCGTGTATGAGACGGCTCTGAATTTCCTGAATCAGCGTGCCAATTTTTTGCCGAAAGCCTAGAGGCTCTGCGGTTATACGCAAAGCAGCTGGGCTGGCTACACACAAAGACAAGCGCAAAGGCTAAGCAGACGCGAGGTCAGCAGCAAGGTACAGATGCAAAGCTGCCGTCAGTAACTGGCGCCGAATACGTCTTAGACATTGCGCTTGATATTGGGATTAGTGGAACGACATGGCGAGACGTTCAAGCATGGTGCGACGTAAAGCGCACGCAGTTGACGCCATGGGAATCGAACGCAGTCATGGAGATATCGCGCACATACGCGGCGGCCATGAATGAATACCGCGACAAGACAGCAGCTGCGCCATATGCGCCTGTAAAGATTGACCGCGACAAGGTAGCCGCAGATGTTAGGCAAGCGCTACGGCGCAGGAGGTAGGGTTGGAAATTGCACGGCTACAAATCGCGGTTGACGCCCTACAGGCTCGCGTAGCAAAGGTCGAACTCGACAAGCTAAACCAGTCCGCAGTTAAGACAGAAACCAGCACTGGAAAGCTAACAAAATCCGCAGACAAGATGGGCATTGCCCTGGCCGGCATGGTGACTGTCAGCACGCTTATGGCCATTCAGCGCCTGTCAGAAGAGTTCGTGTTGATGCAATCGCGCATCACTCGACTATCTGAAAGCACTGACGAGGCCGTCATAACCTACACGCGCCTGTCGGACATTGCGCGACGTACCGGGGCGTCTCTTGGCGACACGGTTAAGCTATGGGAGTCGCTAAACCTAACCCTAAAAGACCTCGGCGGGAATAATAACCAAGTCTTGCGCCTTACTGAGACGCTGCAAAAGATTGGCGCAGTAGGTGGTAGTTCGGCTGATGAGATGTCGAACGCCTTGCGTCAGCTCGGACAGGCAATTGCTGGCGGTGTGGTTCGGGCCGAAGAGTTCAACAGCATCCTCGAAAACATGCCGGCGCTGGCCCGTGAGATTGCAGCCGGGCTTGGCATTCCATTTGGCGAGCTGCGACAGGTCATGCTTGACGGCGGGTTGACCGCAGAAAAAGTATTGCAGGCTCTACAAGAGCGCGGCGCAATGGTAGACCGCGAGTTTGCAAAGATACCGCGAACAGTCGGTCAGGCTGCTGAGTCGCTACGCACCGATCTAGGAAACTCGATTGCTGAGCTAGATAAGACAATCGGCGCCTCTACCAACTTCGCCCGCCTTATTGACTTGCTTGCCAAGGGGATCAGGTTCACCGCTGGCGATTTTACAGACCTCGAAAAGCTAAACCAGCTAGTAGCGGATCGCGCCCGCCTTGAAGACTCGCTAGCAATGGCGAACAAGCGCACCATTCTGTCGGCCAAAGAGCGCGCCGTATTCGACACTCGACTAGCTGAAATCAATGCGCAGATCGTTGAAATTCAAGATCGGAAAATCAAGCAGACAAAAGAAGAGTCGCAGGCAATCGGAGGCAACAGCAAGAAGGCAGAAGAGGCCAGAAAGCTAGCGATTGCCGGGCTTGAGGAAGAGCGAAAGCTTGCCGCAATGTCTGCGCTTGAGCGCGAACAATACAAAGCCGAGCAGCTGCTAGGCATCGGAGCTACCGCCGAAGAGATTGCAAAAGCTCGCGAACTAGCTGCGGAAACGTATGCGCTTGGCAATGCGCACAAGTCCGTTATCTCCGACCTAAAGGTTCGCAAGGTCGCGGCGAAAGATGCACAAAAGGCAGAAAAGGAAGCTAATGATGAACTGCTGAAACAGCAGCAGGAAACTGTACGGCAAGCCGAAGCCTCGCAAGCATTCCGCGACCAGCAACAGCAGCGCCTTGGCTCAGCAGATCCGATGGTTGGCGCACAACAAGCGCACGCCAAAGAGCTTGAAGAACTGCGCCTGCTGAATGCTGCCAAGTTGATCGAGGATTCACGCTACCTCGACCTTAAAGGCCAAGCCGAACGCGCGCACGCCGAACAAATGATGATTCTCCAAGAAGAGAACTTCCGCGCTCAGTCTTACGGCAACGAACTACTGATGGCATCGCTTGACCAGTTGCAGCAGGGCGCCACGAATGCGTTTGTTGGCATCCTTACAGGTGCTAGCAACAGCCAAGAAGCCGTGCAGCAACTCGCCAGCGCCATCCTTAATGAAGCTGTCGGCGCACTGGTTGAGATGGGCATTGCGCAGGTCAAGTCGATCATCATGGGTCAAGCGGCGCAAACGGCAGCCACTGCGACAAGCGTTGCGGCAGGTGCTGCTACTGCGGCGGCGTGGACACCTGCTGCTGCTGCTGCTTCCATCGCATCGTTCGGTGGCGCTGCTGCCAGCGGCCTTGCAAGCATGGCATCAGCAATCCCGGCAATGATCGGCCTGCTTTCGTTTGAAGGCGGCGGTTTCACTGGCACTGGTTCGCGTTCTGGCGGCATGGACGGCAAGGGCGGTTTTATGGCCATGGTCCACCCTAACGAAACGATCATTGACCACACCAAAGGGCAATCGGCTGGCGGATCTGGCGTGACTGTTAACGTGATCCAATCAAACGAAAAAGCCGGCACGCAAGAAACCAAGCAAAACGCGGACGGTTCGCAGTCGGTTGACGTGTTCGTGTCGGATATCTACGGCGACGGCCCGCGCGCCCGCGCATTGCAGAACGCTTTCGGCCTTAAAAGGAGCGGCAAATAATGCCTAGCTTTCCGTCACAATTGCCGCGCCCGCTCCAGTCTGGCTATGGCTTGCAACATGTACCACCTTTCATCCGTACCGAGATGCAGTCTGGTCGAGCACGGCAGCGGCGCACGTTTACAAATGTTCCTAGCTCTGTTTCGGTGACGTGGTTTTTCACTTCGTCGGGTGAGTGCGCGTTGTTTGAGGGCTGGTTTCGCGACACTGGCGGCGCAGGTGATGGGGCTAATTGGTTCACAATGCGTCTGCAAACTCCAATTGCAGACGCTGAATTTAACTGCCGTTTTGCTGGAATGTACCAAGGGCCAACTCTTGCAGCTTTCGACAAATGGCAGGTTACGGCAACGCTAGAGATCCGTGAGCGCCCATTGATAGAAGACGACTGGGCAATAATCATGCCGGGCGTTATACTCATGGCAGATATTTTTGACTACGCAATCAATAGGGAATGGCCGAGCGCATGACATATCAAACGAATAATCCAGTTGGCTCGGTAGACGTCCGCGACCTATATGACAACGCGGAGGCATTTGATAATTTCTCTGCCGGCCCGCTTGACGCCTATCCAGACCGATTCGGCGTACCGCGCCAGTCGTTGCAGGGCATCCGCAACGCCTCGCAATATGCAATCCTTGGCGCATACGCTGCGGGCCTGAATTTCACCGCACAGAATCAGGTGTTTAGCTACCTTGGCGAGTTCTACGCGCCCGGCCCAGCTATCACACTGCCTTATACAACCACTGGCGTCGGCGCTGCTGAGATCGCTAACTTCCGCAGCGTTGGTGATGCCGTATTGCGGCAGGATTTGGCAAACGATACTGATATCGCCAATGGCTCCGCTATGATCGGGCGCAGCGCCCAGGTTGTCAGCTCGATCACAGAACTACGCAGCCTGCTCAAGACATCGGCCTCAAAGGGCGCTTTCGTCACTGGCTACTACGCCCCCGGCGATGGCGGTGGAGGCCATTACTATCTGGACACTGCCGACATACTTAGCGCAGACGATGGCGGAACTATCATCGTCGCGGCTGATGGTGGCCGTTGGAAGCTGGCGTATCATGGAAATGTTAGCGTTTTGCAATTCGGGGCAATCCGAGGTGGTGATACAGAGGCTGTTGCCGATATTAACCGGGAGGCTTTCCGTAAGTGCTGTCTTTCTTATAAAGAAGACTGGGATGCATGGAAAGCTGGAAAACAGAGCAGATCAATATATGTCCCTCCTGGCGACTACAACTTGTCCAACGGCTTCACTGTGCCAACTGGCTGCGCTCTATTTTCGGATGGCATGGGCACCGCCCGCCTGAAAGTACTAAACGCGACTGCTGATGTAGTTGGTGTGTTGCCGCTTGTGTCTCTTGGTCGCGTCATTGACAGTGGGACAGGTTTGACTGAGCCATCGACTGGTGCTTATGTAATGCACCCAGCCCCGCAAATAGAGAACATTTACCTAAACCCACAAAACAGTGGGACAGCGCTTCTTGTAAAAGATGTACCAGGATTCCGAATTGGCAAGCTCTGGGTTCAGGCCGAGACAGGCGTGCATATCTGGAAGTCAGGTGATGGGACTATTGGTGACCTTATGATCGAAGACTCAACAGGAGTTGGGGTACTGATCGAAGAAAGCCAGAATCTGATGTTCGGAAACGTGTACACGTTTGATAACGCTATCGGTATGAGAATTGGCACCGGCAACAATAACGTAAGAGTTGCCGCGCTACAGGCGAACTACTCACGATTCTTCGGCGTTGAGTTTGTTGCGGGATCAAGCAATCGGAGCATTTCTTTTGGCAGCGTTGTCATAAATCAAAACGTACAGCATGGTACATTTACTGGCGGAGTTTATCTGGGCGGAAATGATGCAGATGTTGTCATTGACTCCCTTGAATGCCGGAATGCAAACGGCTACGCAGCTGTCGTTACCGGGTTCTGCGAGCTGTCAATTGGCGCATTGAAGCTGAAGCAGCTGGCTGGCAATGTTGTATACGCGCAAGGTACAGCGATGAGCGGCGTGCTGGCACGCGGAAACTCTAGAACCATTATCAATAGGCTTGATAGTGATGGGCTGTATCTTAGTCCTATCGCTGTTTCTGACGTAAGCTATGTAAAAGTTAATGGAGGATCATGCAGAAACTTTGCCGCAGTTGTGCCTGTGTTCGATATATCTGCGGCAGTAGCTGGTAGCGTTATTTCAGTTAGCGACTTCTTTGGTGCGGCTGGCGATACGAATAAATGCCCATTGTATGCGCCAAAAGCGGGAGTACTTTTTTCCTACTCGAATGTAAGGGGTGCCTTCCCAATTGCCGCATCAGGCGGAAGGCTGGCAATGTTTGTTCCTTTCAACCTTAGCGGCGCTGTGTACGACATAACACTTATTGCAAATACAAACCCACCTGGGGGCGCAACATACAGGCGCACTATGAGCGGGAAGATACACCATGAGACTGTTTTCTCTGGCGCAGTGGTGCACCACTTCACACGATACACCGACGCAGGCCCGGCTGGCACTGTTCCCGACATAAGCCTGCAAATTGATTACTCTACCGTTGGCGGCGGCAATGACGTCCCATTTACTGGGTTTGGCCTTATAGCCTTAAGCCTTCCATCTAACTACGGCGATATTGAATTGCTTATATCTGCCTATTAAAATAACCCAAGCAAAGCCCGCCGATTGTCGGTTGACACGGCGTATCTCTAATAGGATCCGCTATGGCCGCCCCTAAAGCAGTCATGGGGGAACTCCACGAAGCACTGGCGCAACTTATGCTTAACGAGTTGCGCTGGTACATTTCATAGTTGCCAATTAAGTTACGGGGCTTACATGACCATCATTGACACATTCTACGCAAGCGGAGGGCCTGACGTCCGCATGTTCACGCTGGAGCTAACCTGTCCAGCGTGGACGGCGCCGATCCTGATATGTAACGGCTTCAAGGATCAAACGTGCGTCACGGAAGACGCGCGTACCTTGACGTTCATCGCGGCAGCAATCGACGTGGCCTTGCCGAAAAAGGACAGCCGTGGCGCGCAAAACATCACCATTGCGATTGACAACGTGAACGGAGAAGCACAGGCGAAAATTGACGAGGCGATGACCGCAGAGGAGCGGGTGTCAGCAACGCTGCGCACCTATCTGCTGAGCGATCTAACCGCACCAGCTGAGGCGCCATACCGCATGACGGTGCAGGATGGGTCTATCGAGCAACTGGCCGTGCAACTGCGCGCCGGGTTTTTTGACCTGATCAACGTAGCGTGGCCTAGACTGCTGTATACGACCAAGAACGCGCCGGGTCTGTCTTATCTATGAGTGACGCATGGGTTAACGACTACTTGCAGTCGTCATATATTGACGGCGCGCGTGGCGATTCTGGCGCATACGACTGCTGGGGACTCGCCCGCGAAGTGCGCAGCAAGGTCTACGGCAAGCGCCTACTGCCTTCATGGGGTCATATCCGAAACACCATGCCGCGCGCCTTTACTGAGGCGTACCACGAACAAGCCAAAGAGCTTGAAGAGTGCGAGCCAGAAGCAGGGGCGCTGGCCATGGTATTCACTGGCCGCCTAATGCTTCACGTTGGTGTAGTGGTAGAATTGGAAAACCGTCTAGCTGTTCTGGACATAAGCGCAAAAACAGGCTGCCGATGGCAGCGCATCCCCGACTTCGAAGCGCCCTTTGCCAAGGTGGTGTATTACCGTGACAGTCCTAATTTTTCCGAGCCAACTTGAAGGCGAGCCGCTAGAAAGTCACGAAACCTTTACGGCGCAAACCGTCGAGGATTGGTTAACAGCCACGTCCGCAAAGTATGAGCGCCGCGAATCGCCGCCTATCACGTTGACAATCAACGGCGCACCTGTGCCGCCTGCAGATTGGTCGCTCACCGTGTTTCGACCAGAAGACACTGTGCGCATTTACCCGCAAGCCAAGGGGCTGGAGACGGTATTCTTCGCCGTCCAAGCCGTCGCCGCGCTGAAGTTCGTGACCGGCCTATTCATGCCGAAAATCCCAACCATGAGCAACAATGGCGCGCAATCCGGCGAACGCCTATCAGAGTCAGCGGTAAAGGGCAATAGTGCAAAACTCAACAGTCCTGTTCGCGAAGTATCTGGCCAGTATCCGGTTTATCCAGATTACCTAATGCCTACGCACCGTTTCTTTGCTGGGCCGCGCGAGCAGGTTATTGAAATGTTCCTTTGCGTTGGCGTTGGCCAATTTGATATTCCGCTGTCTGGCGTGCTGATCGGCGACACCCCAGTAATTAGTCTCGGGGAAGAAGCTGAATTTACTATTTTTCAGCCTGGCGCAGACGTTAGCGTCAACTCTGCCTCGCATTGGTGGCACAGCAGCAAAGAGGTTGGGGCAACGTCTAATGGCACAGCCGGCATGACACTTGTCACGACAACTGCGGTTGACCCAGTAGCGGCAGCATCTGCTTATGAGTTCCTTGCATTCGTTGTCACTATCCCGTCAGGTGCTGGCGAGTTTCCTGCCGGATGGGCGTCAGGGATGATCGCTGAAATTGACGTCCGCTACCCGTACACCGTGACCGATGGCGGCGCAGGGTTGCGCGATATCATCACCGGGAATATGGATCAACTAGGATTTGCGCCTGGCGACTTAATCCAGATAGCCGGCCCAAACGAGGGGCGCTATATCGTCGATACAATTGTGCCGGGCGTATCCGGTACGATGACACTTAACTATGAAGACGGCAGCCCGGCAATTGCTCTAACACTCGGCTCGCTGAATATGTGCATAGGCTGGCGAGGTCTTCGCTATCGGATCACTGCTGCAAGCCCATCAACTATCAGCCTTGAGCGTCTAGACGACACTGGCGCAACTGACTTGTCATGGATCGGTTTTGCGGCGCTGACAACCTCGACAGCTTCAATCGTCCTAGACGAAAGCAGTCAGGAGGGCGCGTGGCTTGGCCCATTTGTGTCGTGCCCTACAGGAGAGGTAACGAATACCTCAGAAGTTGACATCATGTTCCCTAACGGACTGGT